CTTGCTTAACATCAACCCAGAGTGTGAGCTTCGGCTCACACTCGCAACCTGCAGGAGATAAACTATGAATGCAGAAAAGACACGCGACTACTGCGTTAAGTGGTTACAAGACTATTCACTCTTTTCTAGGTACTTCTTTACTGAGGGCCAAGCAAGAGCATGGATAACACGAGAACTGTTGAGCAAAACACCAGTGATATCTATTGATGATATCCAGCTCATCAAAGTACGCTAACACTAACCGAGGGAGCTTCGGCTCCCTCACTGTTCTAATAGGAGAATACAATGAATATAGAACAAACAATCGACTACGGATATGACGTAAAATACAAGAACGGTACACTGTACTTAACTGATCGCAGATGGAAGTACATGTTTGATGCAACCACACTCAAACTTGGTGATGTAAGATATGCACTCAAGCATAATAACATAGACTCACTGCCTTGGTTAGCCAAGTTCAGAAGACACAACGATACAAACCTATGGGAATTGTATGCAACCAACTAGAGATTGGGGCTTCGGCCCCTTTCTTTTTTATTTCTTTTTTTGTTTTTTATTTTTTATATATAAAATCCCATAGTTCGGGGGGTTATAGCACGCATACTAACAGAGTTAATGTTATAGTTACATGTAAAGTTACAAGGTATCTAGCTATCTAGTTACAACTTGACACAACATGTTGTGCTTTAGATACCTAAAGTTTACACGATGTAGTCCATATAGCGTTGATTTACTTGCGTTTTAGCCATATGACAAGCGAAATACTATCTAGTTTATCTAAATTATCTATGAATTATACATATACCCTTTGTCTGCAAGATATTTCCAACGATATAACGATAGCGAGAGTAGCAACGTATTACTTAATTCCACCTAGATAGTTTATATACTAAGTTGTAACCTGCTGTTATACTTATGTTTTCTAGTATCTATAACCTGTAGGTATCCTGTAACTATACATGTATAAAGCTGTGTGTTTATAGATACTTGTTTAAACTTGCGTTTATCTTGTAAATACGCCAAAACTTTACAAGCGAAAACCGATTTGATAAAGTTCAAAAATCGGCAGGGCGAGGGTATCAGATACTCTGATACTATCTGCTGTATACCAATGATCTTAAACAAAGGAGGTATATCATGGGTAAATTATACGAAGGTAATGTAGAACTGTTTGCTAACCACAAGACTAAGAAGGTTAACATCCGTCCTAACCCCGAGGGTAAGTTCAACAAGGAGAATGTATCCGAGTTGTACAACAAGATGAAAGAGCATGCTACTAGGTTGAAGTATGAGATGAACTTGTTTGTACCCGATGCTAACAAAGCAGAAGTTCCTGTGTTGTTAGCTAGCTTGAGGTTTGGTGGTAAACCATACTTAGCTATGTTGGATAAGCGTGATACTACAGCACCATCAAGGAAGAGCGACATTGAAGTTCTATCCTAAACATTCATTTGAGAGCATGGGTAACACCATGCTCTCTTTTTTTGTAACTATGGGAGATACAATGACAGGTAATTACATCTGTAATGTTTGTGGTATCGAGGAGGTTATGCCTGCTCGTTATCAACTTGGTTATCGTTCGTGTTTGAAATGTGGGGAGGTGACGGCAGGTAAGCGTAAGTTTACAGTCGTACCAATGCACAAGTCTAACTACGTTGTGATATCCAACAAGAAAGAACTCAAAGGTATCAACAACAAAGGAGGTTTGTATGAATGATATCACATGGTGGATTGTATGGGGGGCATTGGCATCAGCTACTGTCTCTCTACTAGACATCTACTTTGGATGGGGTTTGTTCTAATGATTATCTATGGACACCCTGTAACTAAACGAAAGGTATTGGAATGGATACTAGCACTTGTCGCAACGGCAGGTGTTGGTTTCCTTCTTGCCTTTGTAATCATCAACCTGTTGTTAGGTTGTGAGACATGGGATGAAAGTCTTTGGACTGAATACAACTCATGTCTAACCTTACAACACATTATAGAAGGAGTGACTAATGACTAAGGCTACGTTGAAACTCTTTATGCTACGAGAGCATCAAGATGGAGTACCAGTAAGAGATAAGAATGGTGACATTATCTTTTACTCAGACAAGCAAGTCGCCAAGAAGAATAGGGTAGGCAAGCAAGTCGTATCCTATGGCTTTGACCATCGCAAGTATAACCATAACAGAAAGGAAGGTGCGTAATGCGAGCAACATTGTTGAAGGAAACTATCAAGAACCTGTTCCCAATCAAGAGGACTATCTCTATCGAAGGTAGCCCGGGTGGAGGTAAGACAACCATCGTGCAAGAAGTTGCCAAGGAGTTGAGTGTCGGATACATCGAGAAGCATATGCCAACCATGTTGGTGGAGGACTTTGGTATCCTCTATCCGAATGGTGATGAGATGCTTCACTACAAGCTACCCGATTGGTTTCCATACGAGGGCAGGGATGACATACCCGATGAAGGTATCCTGTGTTTCGATGACAGAAACCAAGCGAGTGCAGACTTGCAGAAGGTGTTGGCTAACATCTGTCAAGCTAGGAATTTACACGGCAAGCCAATGAAGAAAGGTTGGATGGTCGTGTCTACTGGTAACAGACAGTCGGACAGAGCAGGTGCTAACAGAGTTCTATCTCACTTGCGTAATCGTGAGACTGTGTATGAACTTGAGACACACCTTGATGACTGGACATCATGGGCGATTGACCACGGAGTGAAACCTGTTGTCATATCATTCATTCGATTCCGTACTGCTTTGCTACATGACTTTGATCCACAGAGAGATGTGAACCCATCTCCTCGTAGTTGGGTTGAGGGTGTTGCCAACATGATTGGTGTTGTACCACCCGAAGCAGAGTACGAGACATTCAAGGGTGCTGTTGGTGAAGGTTGTGCCGCTGAGTTCAGTGGCTTCTTGAAGATCGAACGGAAGCTACCTAACCCCGATACAATCATTCAGTCACCAATGACTGTGGCTGTACCCGATGACCCTGCTACTTGCTATGCACTTACTGGTGCATTGGGTGAGAGAGCAACCACAGAAAACTTTGGGAACATCGTGAAGTTCGCTGAACGTATGTCACCCGAGTTCTCAGTGTTGTGTGTATCGTATGCAAGTCGTAAGAATCCCGACCTTGCATCACATCAAGCGTTCACAGAGTGGGCGATTAAACATCAAGACGTTCTATTCTAAGGAGGTAACTATGAAGTTGAGCGATAAAGCATTGCTAGTTCAGTTGAACATTTCTCAATGGACAGCAAGAAAATATGACAAGAAGGCTACCGAACAGGTAGCCCAACAGAATGCCAGTGCATTGACAGCAGGTAGATACAACAAGTCGTTGCTACCAATGAACGATGCTCTGACTAACATTCATCAGAAGTCTACCCTAATCCGTAAGAAGTTCTACACGAACACCTTACCTTGGGGTATCGAAGGTACGATGATGTTGCCATCAGCTAACTACCTAAACTTTATGACAGAGTTTAGGAAAGAGAAGTCTGACTGGCAACAGCTTGTTGATACATTCTACCAAGAGTATCCAAGACTGCATGCAGATGCACAGAGATTCCTTGGTAACTTGTACAACAGGAATGATTATCCTGCTCTGCATGATATCCAACGTAAGTTCAAGATGGACATGGCTGTGTTTCCAGTACCATCCAATGACTTCCGTGTGAGTATCGGTGATGAAGAACTGGAGAGGATACAGCAAGACGTTGAGTCGAGAGTACAAGATGCGGCTCAACAAGCTATGCAAGAAGCTTGGCAGAGATTGTATGACCGAGTGAAACACATGGCTGAGAAACTTGCCGACCCAAAGTCTGTGTTCAGAGATACCTTGGTTGAGAATACCAAGGAAGTCTGTTCGATATTGAGTCGGTTGAACTTTGCTGATGACCCTAACTTGGAGAACATGCGTCAACAAGTTGAGCAGTCATTGGCTAACAATCACCCAGAAAGTCTGCGTAATGACCCCGACCTCAGACGTACCAAGGCTGAGGAAGCGAAGGCAATCATGGACAAGATGGGTGCATTTATGGGAGGTAACTAATGGACTTAGAAAGAAGAATCGCCAAGGCAAAGACGGCACTCATACTTGAGCATCCGTTCTTTGGTAACTTGGCAATGAACATGCCCTTTGAATTATCAGAGGATGTTCCAACAGCGGCTACCAATGGTAGCCGTGTGTTGTTTAACCCTAGCTTTTGTGAGCCATTGAAAGACGATGAACTGTTGTTCCTCGTTGCTCACGAAGTTTGTCACCCAATGCTTGAGCATATCTTTCGATTGAATGGTCGTGATCCAAAGCGTTGGAACTATGCAGGTGATGCTGTCATCAATCCAATGCTTGAAGATGAGGGCATCGGTAAGTTCATCGAAGGTGGTGTCATGGACAGAGACTTGCTTCAGCGAGGTGGTGGTACTACCGATGGTGTCTACAACTTGTTGCCACCAATGCCCGAAGATGGTGATGGTGGGTATGGTGACGGAATGAAACCATACGATGACATCGAAGATGCAGGGGAGGGTTCTTCCCCTGCTGAGATTGAGCAGAAGAAAGCAGAGTGGAAAGTCAAGGTTGCTCAAGCGGCTCAGTCTGCAAAGATGATGGGCAAACTATCAGCAGGACTTGAACGATTCGTTGGTGAGTTGATGAAACCACGAGTGAATTGGAAAGATGTCATGCAGAGGTTTCTTGTCAAGCAACGTACTGACACGAGGACTTGGGCAAGACCAAACAGGAGGTTCTTGTCACAAGGTATGTATCTACCGAGCGTATCGGGTGAAGCACTAGGTGAACTATGCTTTGCTATCGACACATCGGGTTCGATTGGTGAGGATGAACTCAATCAGTTTGCGAGTGAGATTATCAAAGTTTACCAAGACTTATCGCCTAAGAAGATACATGTCATCTACTTTGATTCTGTTGTCTGTCACTATGACTGCTTTGAAGATGATGAGCCAGTAATCAAACCACATGGTGGTGGAGGTACTGCGTTCAGTCCTATCTTCAGATTCATGCAGGACAAGGACATTGATCCTGTTGCCTGTGTCGTACTTACTGACCTGTGTTGTGACGACTTTGGTGATGAACCTGCGTATCCAGTTCTATGGGTATCCAACATGAAAGGCGATGCACCTTGGGGTGAAATTGTCTACATGGAGGGTGTCAATGACTAGGCAACTCAACACCGAACAAGACATCGAAGAAGTGTTTGAGTACGCAAGTAAGGAGATACTCAACGGCTATATGTTTATGCACAAAGCCAATGGGTATCTCTACTTCAAGCACACAGTAACAAGAGGGTACATCGAAATACCCGATAAAGAAATAGCTTATCCACAAGGAGGTAACAATGGGAGAAGTTAAGAAACTGCTCATAGAAGCAGAGTCTATGTTGGTCACATGCCTAGATGATTATGGCATGACCAACGACCAAGCGTTTGAGAAGATACGCAAGGAACTAGGTACTATGGCAGAAGAACATGTCCGTAGTTTAATTAACAAATGGAACGAGGAGGATAGCACATGGCGACAGTAAGATTCAGCCAACAACTGCAAGACGATATTGTTCGTAATGCAGAGAGAATGTTTGATGACAGTCTCAAAAAAGCAAGAGAGAACTACCCAAAAGACTGGGGTAAGAAACTGTATGACAGTTTGTTCTCAGCAGATATCCAAGCAAAGATGAATGCTTTGCCTACTGGATTCTTTGGTAAGATTGAAAGCCTATCACTTACAGGGTTCAGAAATGCACCCGAAGATGTATGGCAGACAGCACATACCAAGGTGGAAACATGGAAACGAGTAGACTTACGTCTGCAACTACCAAGTCCATTACCATTCCCACCACAGAAAGAGTGGCAGAACGCAGGGGATAGTGGGTACTACATGGACTACTCAAGGTATGAGATTGATTTCCACAACGAGAAGTTTGAGTGGTTACATGAACCATTCAAGAAGTATACCCAAGGTATCTTCAATGCAGAAGCTAAGAAAGATGAGTTTGTAGCAGGGGTCAAACAGATTGTGACTACCTATACAACACTAGCACCTGCATTGAAAGCATGGCAACCATTGTGGGATTTACTACCCGATGATGCCAAGGAACGTCACAAGAAAATTACTGAGAAGCCTAAGCCAAAGACAGCACAAGATATTGGTGTGGACTTAAACAGTATGACGGCTCAAGTAACATTCAACAAACTAACAAGAAAGTGAGGTAACTATGCAAGAGTTTGGAAAACAACAACTTATCGAGTACATCCAAGAACAGATGACCGATAATAATCTAAGAGGTAGCTACGCAAATGATACTAATGGTGGTCGTAGGTTGGATACCTATGACCAGTTTGCCAAGGAGTTTGCAAGATGTCGTGACCACAGTAAAGGTCGTAAGATATCGGCAAGCTTCAGACTGTTCAAGCATGACTCAGTACAACAAGGTGTCACATCTTATGTCGTCAATCTTGAGGGGTACGGCAGTCAACCATTCATGCGTATAACACCTGACAACATAGTGGAGTTTATTGCACCACCACAAGCAGTATGGCAACACTCACAGTCTATCGTGTCATCATCGTATCGTTGGATACCATTCCTGTTTGAGCGACACAAGAAAGGTTTGTATCGTGTAACACATACAATGAAACATGATACAGACTTCTGCACAAGACTTACTCAATGGTATCAGAACAAGTTGCATGAAGCTAAAATGTTATCTGATGATGTAAGTGAAGCGTTGTGTAATGACATGAGGTCTGCCACTTACATGTCACAATGGCGATTGAACAGCGAGATGATGAGAGAAGCACCTGCTTACTTTCAAGGTATCAAGTTCAACATCATTACTGGCGAGTGTCTCAATCGTAGACCCGATGATAAGTTCGTTGAGAAACCTGCTGAACGTAAGATATGGCGACAAGCACTAGCCAAGTTCAAGCGTGGTATCAAAGCAAGGGCAAAGGTTCGTGCCTTTGATCCATTGATTGAGAAAGTGTGGGCAGAGCGACAGTCTCAGAACCGATACCATTGGAAGCAACCCGATTGGTCTAGTCAACCTTGGCTTGACTTGCTTGAGAAATCAATACGAGACAACGAGTTCCCACACGAACTGTTGATAGGCTTCTGTTCTACACCACCAAGTGGGTACTACCAACAATCCAAGCCTACAAGCAAGGAAGTATTTGATGGTGTTCACAAGATACTGAACGACATGTCAGTCGAATTGCGTAGACGATTCAATGTCTTTGAGAAAGAAGGACATGATGAGAAGCGTGAGGAGAAGTACAAGTATACCTATTACGGAAAGAATACACTAACAATAGAGGAAGCGAGGAAACTATGACAGTAATAGCATGGGATGGAAAGACCCTTGCTACTGACAGAATGGCTAACGATGGCTCTCAGAAATGGGAGTCATCAAAGGCTTGGTATGGCATGAGCAAGGAGAAAGAAGTAGTAATCATTACAGGTGTTGGACTAGCATCCTACATTAGAGAACTATCGGAATGGTATCAGCAAGGTATGGAGGGTGATGTACCCCTACAAAAACCCGGCATGGCACAACTTATTGTGGTGAAGAAAGACGGACTGTATGAACTATCATACAAGATGTTGATACCAAGGACGACACCCTACTCTGCGTTTGGAGATGGGAAGGAGATAGCACTTGGTGCGTTGGCAATGGGTGCTACTGCAAGTCAAGCTGTAAACATTTGTAACGAACACTCTTTACAATGTGGTAAAGGTGTGGAATTATTCACTTTACACGGAGGTAACGATGAGCAGAAAGAATGCTAAGTATAAACGAGGTAACATACTAAAGAAAGCAGACAAGCTAACATCGGTAGACAGACAAGATGACCACGGAGACTTTGCAGATAATGCTAGAGTTACAGCAGAGTTGTGGACTACATACAAGGGGGTTGAGTTTAACCCCCACGATGTACCAGTCATGTTGGCTTTACTGAAAGTAGCTAGGATAAAACAGAACCCCAAGCATGTTGATAACTATGTGGACATGTGTGGCTATGGTGCATTAGCAGGAGAACAAGTTCCTGTAAGGGGGAAGCAATGAGAGTAATCACGATTGACTTTGAAACATACTATAGTCGTGAGTATTCCCTATCCAAGATGACAACCGAAGCCTACATCAGAGACCCAAGGTTTGAGGTTATTGGTGTAGGTATAAAGGTAGATGATAACCCACCCGATTGGTATAGTGGGGAGGATGTCGGTAGGTTTCTGAACTCACTAGACTATTCGGAAGATGCTATCCTTGCACATAATACTGTGTTCGATGGTGCTATCCTATCTTGGTTGTATGGTATCAAGCCTAAGTTTTGGTTTGATACTTTGTCTATGGCTAGACCATTCCATCATGCAAATGTGGGGGGTTCTCTCAAGGCATTGGCAAACTTCTATAACCTTGGTCAAAAGGGAGATGAGATTATACAAGGTCTTGGTAAGAAACGCAAAGACTTCTCACCACAAGAACTTGACAGGTATGCTGACTATTGTTTGCAGGATATAAACTTGACATACAAACTATATGAAAAGCTGAGATACAAAGTACCTGTATCTGAACTTATGATTATAGATCAAACAATCCGTATGTATACCGAGCCTACTATACAACTAGATCGGCAGGTTTTATCTGACCATTTACAAAAGGTTAAAGATGACAAGCGACAACTGATTGAATCACTAGCACTCAAAGGTATTAGTGAGGACAGAGTTAAGAAGGCTCTGATGTCTAATCAAATCTTTGCAAAGATACTAGAAACTGTTGGTGTAGAACCACCGATGAAGACTAGCCTACGCACTGGTAAAGAAACCTATGCGTTTGCAAAGACAGACAAAGAGTTTACTGCTTTGCTCGACCACCCTAACCCAAAGGTTCAGACTCTAGTGGCGGCAAGACTTGGTACAAAGTCTACCATCGAAGAGACTAGGACTGAGAACCTTATGAAAGTAGCAGATAGGGGAGCATTACCTATTATGCTCAACTACTATGGCGCACATACAGGTAGGTTTAGTGGTGGCGATAAGCTGAACTTACAGAACTTACCTAGGAATGGTGCTATTCGTAAAGCTATTACTGCACCCGAAGGTCATGTCTTGATTGCTTGTGACTCGTCACAGATAGAAGCTCGTATGGTTGCGTATATCGCAGGACAAGATGATCTTGTGCAAGCATTCCGTGAGGGCAGAGATGTGTACAGTGAATTTGCATCCGAAGTCTACGGCAAGAAAGTTACAAAAAATGATAAGATTCAAAGGTTTGTAGGGAAAACTTGTATTTTAGGACTCGGGTATGGTATGGGTCATGTAAAGTTTAGAGCCACTCTTGCTCTTGGGCAAGGTGGTATAGCTGTAGATATAGATGAGAACGAAGCCAAACGTATTGTAAACTTATACCGACAGAAGAATCATAAGATAGTATCACTATGGCATAGCTGTGGTCATGCTCTGAATGGTATGGTGTCGGGTGCATCGGGTAACATATGTGACCTACTACCTTATGATAAGGATGGTATAGTTTTACCTAATGGACTGAGAATAAAATACAATGCGTTGCGTAATACGGCTGATGGTTTTGAGTATATATCTGACGCTAGGACTTTCCGTAAACTTACACAGAAAAGATTGATGACTGGTGAACAGCAGAAGATTGACTGGACTAGGATTTACGGAGGTAAAGTTACAGAGAATGTGGTACAGGCTTTGGCTAGGATTGTAGTCGCAGAACAGATGGCATCAATCGGACAGTCATATCATGTTGCTTTTCAAGTACATGATGAAGTTATTATCACGGCCCGGGAACACGACACAACACACGCACGACAACTTGTTGAGAGGAAAATGTCTTCACCACCACGCTGGGCGAAGGACTTGCCTGTTGCATGCGAGTCGGGTGTAGGTTATAATTATGGAGAAGCGAAATGATAAATGAAGATGAACTGCCTAGTGACTTTAAGGCACATAATAATAAGAAACAAAGGATACTTGAGATACTTGACAAGGTATCCAATGCCGTGAAGGAGAACACCTCGGCAGAAGAACTACTTGTCATGGTAAAGTTAGACGGAGAGTATGTAAGGTTTTCTAGTATGCTAGAAAGCAGTACAGAAACCATAGCTATACTTGAGATGCTCAAGCATGACATAATTAAGAGGATGTCTATATGACATTATCACATTCATTCTCGTCTATTAAAATGTACGAGAACTGCCCTAAACGATACTATCATCAGAGGGTAACTAAAGAAGTAAAGGACACAGGTAGTGATGCCACTATCTATGGTGAACGAGTACACGAAGCACTTGAACATAGACTGGATAAACAAGTGGCATTACCTGCTGAGTCTGAAGCCTATGAACCTCTATGTAAAAGCATAGAGGATATGGGTGGAACTTTACAGGTGGAGCAGAAGCTAACACTAAATGAAAACCTTACACCAACAACTTGGTGGGAGAAGGATGCTTGGCTACGATCCATACTTGATGTTCTAGTTTTGTTTGATGATAAGGCTATCGTTATGGATTGGAAGACTGGTAAACGTAGACCCGACTTTTCACAGTTAGAGATGTTTGCGTTGCAGGTGTTCCAACACTACCCAAACATTAATAAGGTTCAGTCAACTTTTGTATGGCTAAAAGATATGTCACTAGACTCGCAGACATATAGTAGAGTAGATACAGATGACATGTGGGTAAAGTTACTGAGCAAAACAGAACGCATTAACCAATCATTTGCAAACAATAATTGGCCACCAAAACCTAGCGGATTATGTAGGTTTTGTCCTGCAAAAAATATTTGTGAGTTTGCTACTTGACATTTATGTAAAGAATAATAATATGAGTAATACCCCCGAGGGAAAAATTAAACGTTGGTTAGACAAGTCACTGAAAGAACTTGACGTTTGGTTTTACAGCCCACAGAGTGGGCCTTTCGGTAAAGCAGGCATACCCGATAGGGTAGCCATAGTGAAGGGTAGATTTGTAGGTATAGAATGCAAGGCTGATAAAAATAAAAAGCCGACTGCATTACAAACCAAAACGATGAAGGAGATAGAGATGCACGGTGGCAAATGTTTTTTAGTTTACGACAAAGAAACTATACAAGAAGTTATTACTTATATTAAGGGCGAACAATGATTGTTATTGAACAAGCAAAAGCTATTGCTCTTAACCCAAAGCACCCGAATCAAATTTTACAAACGATTCCTACCGCCCGCATGCTGAAGTATGACGGAGCAGAACTTGTTGTAGCACCACACAAACTTGACGAAGTGAAGGTGTTACGCAACCTAGGATTTCAAGTACCATCCCCCATACTACATTATTATAACTGGACAGGTCGTTATACACCTTACGAACATCAACGCATGACTTCTGCTTTTCTTACCATGCACAAGAAAGCATTGGTACTTAACGAGATAGGAACTGGTAAAACACAGTCAGCATTGTGGGCATCAGATTATCTTATGGAGATAGGAGAAGTTAAGAAGGTACTAATTATATCACCACTATCTACACTTGAGAGAGTATGGGGTGATGGTATCTTTATGAACTTTCCTCATCGTACATCACTAACTTTACATGGAACAAGTGCAAGAAGAAAGAAGTTACTCAAGACAGAAGCAGACTTCTATATTATAAATCACGATGGTTTCAATATTATATCCGATGATGCTGTCAACATGTTTGACCTTGTTATTGTAGATGAAGCCGCCGTTCTTAGAAACCCATCAACAAACAGATTCAAGACGCTCAGGAAGTTTATGGACAAACACCCGAGAACTCGTTTGTGGTTGATGACAGGTACACCCACCCCGAATGATCCCACCGATGCTTGGGCATTAGCCAAGCTAGTGGATAGTCCACACTGCACTAAAACTTATACTGCTTTCAGAGAAGCCGTGATGATGAAGATAGGTCAGTGGAGATGGATACCAAGGCCCGAATCAATAGAGGTAGTAAAGCACATCCTGTACCCTGCTGTTAGGTATACAAGAGATGAATGCTTTGACCTACCCGATACAGTCTATCAAACAAGAAAGATAGACCTCACCCCCGAACAGAAGAAACATTACTCAATCATGCTGAAACATTTTGTAACACAGCTTGAAGAAGAAGGAACAATCACTGCTGTCAATGAAGCCGTGAAGCTACAGAAACTTGTACAGATAAGTTGTGGTGTAGTGTACGGAGATGATGGCAGGCACATTGAAGTTGATTGTTCGCCAAGAGTCAAAGTTGTTAAAGAGATCATAGAGGAAGTTGGGGGTAAGGTTATAGTTTTTGTTCCCCTTACAGGAACATTAAACATGTTGGAAAGAGAACTCTCAAAGACATGGGATGTAGCTGTTGTTAATGGAGAAGTATCAGCTTCAAAGCGTAACACTATCTTTCATAACTTTCAGAATGAAAAGAATCCACATGTACTAATTGCTCACCCTGCGACTATGGCACATGGTCTAACTCTTACCGCCGCATCTACTGTGGTGTGGTATGGGCCAGTGACTAGCAATGAGCAGTACATTCAAGCGAATGGTCGTATTGAAAGGATAGGTAAGAAACATGTCTCTAACGTCATACACATAGAGTCAACAGACCTAGAGTATAAGATGTACGAGAGACTTAAAAATAAACAAAAACTACAAGGTCTTTTACTAGACCTTATACAGAAGGAAACGAGGTAACTATGGAACTAACTACAGATAAAGTTATTGCCACATACCTCAAGTTGAGAGGACAGAAGGAAGCTATAGAAGCTGAAGCCAAAGAAAAGGTTGCAGATATAAAAGCTAATCTTCTCAAACTTGAAGCGTGGCTAAAAGAAAAGATGGATGCTGATGGTGAAACTTCTAAGAAGACACCATTCGGTACAGCGTTCATAACGACTACCGACTTTGCCCAAGTGGGAGATTGGGATGCAGTCTTAGGTTTTATTCAGAAGAATGAAGCATGGGATATGCTAGAGAAAAGAGTCAGTAAGACAGCAGTGCGTGGCTATATTGATGCCAACAAAGCTGTTCCCGATGGTGTTAATTATGGCACACGAATAGATGTTAATGTTCGTAAGCCTGTGAATAAGGCAGACGACAAATGATTGCACCGAAGATTTCTATCAAAGGTCAACAGTTTCGTGTTGTTAGTGGCGAGGAGGATACTGTACTCGACAAGAGTATAGATGTTGTCATTGTCGGTGCGAATCCAAAGCTATCAAAATCTTGGTATGCAGAGGAATGGTCTGAAGATAGTCAGTCTTCTACTCCCGATTGCTATTCACTAGATGGTGTATATCCAAGCAAGAACAGTCATGCCATGCAGAATGACATGTGTGTCTCTTGTCCACAGAACGCTTGGGGTTCTAGAACTACACCAACAGGCAACAAAGTTAAGGCTTGTGTCGATCAAAAACGATTGGCAGTTGTCTTAGCAGATGGCCCCTTTAGTGAAGCATACTTACTACAAGTTACTCCTGCGTCTTTGAAGAACTTAAACGCTTACCAAAAAGAATTGTCCATGCGTGGTATTGCACCCGAGATAGTAAGGACAAGGATAGAGTTTGATACACTAGCCGCTTTCCCGAAGCTACGATTCAGCTTCCGTGGATTCAATAGTGATAAGAACCAAACTCTTGTCGATGAGCATTTGGGGACTAATCAGACTAGGATTGTCACAGGAGAACTTGCTGTTGAAACAAGACAGTCCACCCATTCATTCGATGATTTCGGTTTTGTCGAAGAAGATGGCTTTATCAATAACGAACTAGGAGGTTCAGACAATGAATAAAACTTTTACAACCGCTAAAGGGATTGCGTACTACCCTTACATCAGTGCGCCCGACACTAAGTTTGATGAGCAAGGACACTACAAAGTTAATCTTTGTTTGTCAGAAGAAGATGCTCAGCCAGTGATTGAACTGATCAAGCAGAGTGTTGTCGAAGGTATTAAGGCTTTGAAGAAAGACAAGCCTAATATGGAAATCAAGCAAGCACCTTTGCCTTTCTCTAAGGAAGTAGATGAGGATGGTAATCCAACAGGTAATGTGATTATCAAATTCAAATCCAAAGCCGCATATAAACCTGCTGTCTTTGATAGTAAGGGTAATATGATGACCAACTCTAATATTTATGGTGGGTCAGAGATCAAGGTTAATGGCTCTTGTGCTTTCTTTCACACAGCTATGATTGGTGCAGGTGTATCAATCAGACTCAGAGCAGTACAAATCATCCAGTATGTAGAGGGTGCAAGTGGTGCTACTAAGTTTGGCTTTGAAGAAGTAGAAGGATTCACCATAGAGGAAGATGTTTCTGTGAGTGATACCGAAGAAACAACAGCTGCAGCAGAAGAACCAACTCCTGCTCCTGCTAAGCCAAAGGTAGTACAAGCTATCAAACCTGTGCAACAAGCGAAGCCTGTTGAAACACCGAAGGTAGTCGAAGAACCAAAGGCGGCAAAGACTGTCAGTGGTGCTGATGACCTAGCCGCAGAGATTGCACAACTCGTAGGAGATGTGGACAATGGCTAACACACCACCTCTTGATTTCAAGAAAGTGGAAGCCTTACGAAAGCATATGCTTTTGACCACAAGTAACATGGCAGAACTTCTTGGTGTGTCTCGTATGACTTATTATGGTTGGGTTAAGGGTAACAAAATCCGTAAGAACAATGATAAGAAAGTACGAAGCACACTGAAGGAATTGCTTGATGTTATGACAGATGGGTGGCCTGCACCCGATGTCATAGCTATGGAACAGAAGTATAGATTCCAAAGGCTTCTTGAGGTTATTGACAAAACAGGTTAGTATAACAAAGGGGAGAGTAGTTGAGACTGCATTAATGCTCTCCCCTATAACATAGGTAGGTAATATGAACACGCTAGAGTTTCTCAAGCGAGTCCTACCGATAGAAGGGTTTTATGTAACCACTGTTATCAACCAAGATGGTCGGAAACAGGGTTTCTTTGAGTCGGTAGAAGAACTTGCACATACATGTGAAAGATTGGATAGCACAGGTAACAACACTTATTTCGCTATATCTTCTTTCAATGCTAAAGGTAACAGAAAACAAGACAACGTTAGAGCTACTAAGGTTGTAGCTATAGATGTGGATTGTGGTGAAGGAAAGCCATACGCATCTTGGAAAGAAGGATTACAAGAACTAGGTAAATTTGTACACACAATGAGTTTACCCAAACCGATGATAGTATATTCGGGTAATGGGTTACATGTGTATTGGGTACTTACAGAAGAACTAGAACCACAAGATTGGAAGCCACTAGCCAATGCCATGAAACAAGCGGCATTGGATAAAGAGTTTAAGATAGACGCAGGACTCACAGCTAACAGTGCGTTAGTGCTAAGACCTGTTGGCACACACAACCCAAAGAATGGTAACGAAGTAAAACTTTTGGTGGATGCAGAACCAGTAGAGGTTTCTGCTCTGACTGAATCGCTATCTTATTTTTATCGTGACACGCCCCGGGGCACTGAAAGTCACACTCGTGACAACACGTTGCTCGAAAATCTTGTGTCTAAACAAGAGTTCCCACTTGCTGTTGGCTCAATAGTCAAATCTAAATGTAAACAGATTGATTGGGCAGTAGACAATCAAGACAAGGTTGATGAACCATTATGGTATGACCTAATAGGTGTAGCCGCTTTCTGTAATGATGCAGAGAAGACAGCAGTAGAGTGGAGTCAACGTCATCCTAAGTTTGATTACCAAGCTACCATAAGCAAACTTAACCACTGGAAAGACTCAGCTAGTGGCCCAACAACTTGTGCTAAGTTTGAAATAGATAGACCTAATGGATGTAAAGGGTGTGTCTACAAAGGTAAGATAGGATCACCTGCAAGACTAGGTGTTCAATACCAAGAAGCACCACTATCAGCAGAAGCACCCGATGCTCAAGCTAATCAGATACCAATACCAAAACCATTTAAGAGAACACAAGATGGTATAAAAGTTACCATAGATGATACAGATATAGATGTCTGTAAGTTTGATATATACCCTGTCAGCTATGGACTCGATGAATCACTAGGGTATGAAACAGTTAGATACCACTGGAATAGACCTCATATGGGGTGGCAAGACCTCATACTAAGACAGGCATATCTAACAGAAGGCAATCGTGAGTTCGCTACAGCTATAGCAGATCAAGGGATTGTATTATATAACAAAAGACAAACGGAGTATTTTCAGCTTATGTTAAGAACATATATGGATGAGTTGAGGCAAATCCGTACTATGACTAACTTATATTCTACTATGGGTTGGAAAGAAAAGAATACGGCATTTGTCTTAGGCGATACACTTCTAAAGCGTACAGCAGAGGGAGTGACAGAAGAATCAATCAGTCTAGCATCGGGCATACAGAAGCAAGGTGCAGACTTATATACTAGTAAGGGTGATGCAGAACAGTGGATAAACCTAACATCAGTGTTAGAAAAAGCAGGTTTGAAATCACATATGTTTACTTTAGGTGTTGGCTTTTCAGCACCATTGTATAACTTCACAGGACTCAAGGGATTAACTGTATCTCTTTATGGCCCAACTGGTGGTGGTAAAACACTGGCACAATACTGGGCGCAGTCTATCTATGGCAACCCCGACAAGCTACACTTTGCGGCTAAGTACACACAGAACAGCCTGTTCTCAAGACTTGGTACATACGCTAACCTGCCGCTGACAATAGATGAAGTAACTATGATGAACGATAAAGAGGTCGGTGACTTCTGTTATTGGGTATCACAGGGTAGAGATAAAGCTAGACTCAATCGTAATGCTGAAGAAAGAGATGCTAAAACATGGTCAACCCCTGTCATAGTATCTACCAACAAGTCTCTACAAAGTAAGCTGATAGCTTCTGGTCTGGATACAGATGCACAAATGGCTCGTTTACTAGAACTTACTGTGCCATCTGTACCTTTGTTTACTCGAGGCTCTGAAGCAGGTCGTAAAATATACGAAGCCATCCATGCTCATTACGGGTCAGTAGGAAGACAATACATCATAAACTTATTGTCAATGGGTGAAGAAGGTATCCAGTCTGCAATAGCTGAAGCATCAGATAACTTTCACAAGAAATACAAAGCTAAGTTTAGTGGTGAAGAGAGATACTGGGAACAGTCAATTATACTAGCAGACTTAGGTATGAAACTAGCTAGTGAGTGGGGATTGATTAAGTTTGATTACACACAAGCTACCGAGTGGGTACTGGCACAGATAGGTGCTATCCGTAGGACAGTACAAGAGAATCAAGTTGATTGTTTTGATCTTGTTGCAGAGTATATGGCTGACTGTGCTGATACATCCGTAACTGTCATGCACACTGTAGGACAGAAACCACAACCCGACTTTGCTAGAATACCAAGAGGTGACATAAGAATCAGATTGGATGTATTCAGAAAATCACCTGCCGAAGTATTTGATAAGGGTACTATGATGATTGATAGGACTCACTTTAGGAAATGGTTGTCTGTACGCGGCGCGGATTACAAGTCATTCAAACAGGAACTTGTTTCAGAGAATGCGTTAGCTACACCACGTTCGGAGAAAGCATCATTAGGTAAGGATACCCCAATCAAACTAGCACAAAGTTATGTCATAGGATTTAATCTAACACATCCAAGATTCCAAAGTTTGCTTGAGAATGCAGATGTAGCGGCTGATGATATGGCATATGGACAGCTACAGGTAGTGAAAGATAAAGAAGTTTGAAAGAGTCCGGTTGAAGAATGGGTTGTATCTATATCTTAGGTTGGATACGCCACCATACAAGTTTGCACACCCCAAAACCATAGAGCGTATAAATAAGAAATTACTTAGCGCAGAGCGTATTTGGCGAAAAAGACAGGAGTATCTGAAAAAACAAGCCTCTCAGAAGCCCGTACAGAGGCGAAACGACCCTTCTAGGTAGTTTAGTACCCCCCTATTTTAGGTCATCTATACCGTAAATCTCTAGTAATTCATCAATCGTGGGTCGAGATTGTTTGGGTGCAAACTTTCTAAATCTGTTTACACTGTTCTTCCTAGCAGACTTATAGGACTTGTTAGCAGACTGTGTGAAGTTCTTAAAATAAAACTCCGAGTCTCTACCTACATCTTTGTTCCACTCACGAACAAAGTTAAGTATCCTTCTCATCTCACCTCTATTGTTTTCTATCCTTGCTTTGACATATGCTTGACGATAGTGCGCTTTCAAATCCTGCACATAAGCATTAGTTTGTTTGGACATACGAATGATATCATTTTGAACAGTGGCGGCATATGGATAGAAACCTAACAACCTACCTACAATAGCTAGAGTGCCGACTTCATTTGATATGACAGTACCATCTGCTCTAGTAATTTTTCCGTCATCAATGTAAGCCATACCATCAAACAAACCTCTGATAGCAGATGATGGTACATCTCTTAGTATATCATTAAAGCGTGTCGTTCCATCTTTCAGGCCCACAGTCTCTGCACCATACCTGACAAGTTGTGCTCCTGTGCCCATCAATCCTGTGATACCACTAAACACTGGGCCTGCAAAGTTCTTAGCTTCTTGCCAATGTTCTCCTGCATTTGATTTTGCTTTGAACATACCAGTCAATGGAATCAAATCACCAAAGCCAAGTCTTGTAGAAACTGTCGCTCCAAAGTATGGGTCAATAATCCCTCGCATGAAGATCGGTGACGCCCCGGGGATAAACCCATCAACAAGCCGTGCAGCTTCTTCCTCTACGCTTTTCATTCTAATACCAAACTTCTGAGCAAGAGTATCAATCAAGTCCATCAAGTCGTCAGCAAATGGTAGTCCTTTCATACCCGAGAGTATGAACAACATACCCAACATAGCAAGTCTACCTTTGGGTGACATACCTTTCATCAACTGCACACTGACAATGACGAACTGCTTATACATGAAAATATATTGTGCTATGTTTCCTCTAGCCATCTCCGGCCTGTTATACATAGCGTATTCACCTTGCGATGTATTCACTGCTTTCGTAGCAAACTCCAACGCAGCATCTCGCACTGCGATCTGGTCTTCCACCGGAAGGTTATCGAAATTAGTTCCGTATCTTTGATCTGATAGGATTCGTTCTCGCTCTAGTCTATAAGAAGCAAGGAAAGTAGAACGTCTGTTAAGTTGTTCTGTATATGAGAACATAGACATCCATGCTTTGATTGCACCATTATAACTATTGCTAGCCCTACCACCTCTTGATGTACCAACAAGTGCATTAAACTGTGCAGCCTGTAACACACCAGCGCCTGTAGCATCTAGTATAGCGTTAGCTTCATCTTGAGATAGATTGTGTTTGTCTTGTAATGTTTGGCTTTCTACCACTTGCAGCATGTAATCATAGTTAGCTAGCTGAGCATTCTTTACATCAACTGCAGCTTTAGTCATTGCGGCAGCAGATTGACCTAGACCAAAGCCACCACCATAACCACGGTTTGGATTATAACTACCAAGATATGGTATGGTGTGAGTAACCATAGACATCATGTTGATTGCGGCAGTAGCAAAAGAACCACCGAGCTGTAGTAGTACAGCATATAGTTTTAACCTAGAGCCAACCTCACCAGATAAAAGGTCTTCTGTTGAGTCTTGAAGGTTTGCTGCATCTGCGTAGAACTGTAATAGTTTCTTAGCTTCTTCTCTGTAATCTTCACCACGACCTTCATTTGGTATGGCGTTACCATCTCTATCTTTAGCTTGTACAGCACCTTGGTCAGCCATGTGGCTATACTGATATGCGTAAGCATCGTATGCTTTTCTAGCTGCTTCTCTTTGTGCTTCTGTGCCTTGTGTTGTGGCTTCTTCAAGTTTTGCTAGCTTAGCAGGATCACCTCTAAACTTAGCATTATCAGCCATAATATCATTTAGCTGCCATGAGTAAGTAACTTTACCTGCAACATGTGCTTGTGTTTCTAAGTGTTCTGCAACACTTCTGACAACATCTCTATCCCAGCCGGGGTTGCCTGATCTTTGCAGACTTCTTCGTGCAGTAGATTGAACACTGGTAAGTGCTGTGATAATACGCTGTCGTTCTTGAGGTGTAAGACCAATTTCTAAACGCTGAACCACACTCATAAACTCTGTAAGATTCATAGAGTTAGTTAGTGGTTGTGATTGTCTAGCCTTAGATACCTGAGCTTGGAATCGTATGTTACGAGTCTGCCCATCGGTATCTCTCATTTGGTAGGTTATAGGATTAGCACCATCTGCTACAATATCCTGTAGTCCTGCTGCTATGTCCTGTGCATCTGTTTCACGTTCAGCTTGGAAGAATGGTATAGAACCAGCATAAGTTTCTTCTAGGCTTACTGCCTCACCTGTAGCTGCATCATATGCCTGCATACGAACTTGCCACTTACCTCGTCTGGTAAATGGTACATACCCTGTAACAAGTGTACGTCTTGCATTGAAGTCCGCGTTAAGAGAACGTTG